GGTATAGAAGAAATATCAATACGAGGAATACCACCAGTCAAAACAGATAGTCTTGGTCGTAAGTGGATTAGTTGGGTTAATACACCACAAACAACATTACAAGAAATGAATGTTAATGGTAAGTTTGTAATTATAGGTGTAACAGCTAATGGAGTAATGCCACAAATAGCTACTCCTGTTGGTTTATTAGAGCCACATAAAATACAAGCAGCACTAGCAGAATCAATCTTAATACAAGATAGTCCTTATATTCCTGATTGGCATTTAGCTGTAGAAATATTAATTTTAGTGATAACAGTAACTTTAGTTTGGTTATGTGTAAATATTTTTGGAACAACGCTAGGAATAACATTTACTAGTATATTATTTTTTTTAACAATATTTTTTGGACACTATTTGATACAGCGTGGAATATTAATAGATGTAAGCTGGACATTAATTTCACAATTTATAACTGCTTCTATAGCATTTTATTTAAGATTCAAAGAACAATATAAGTTAAGACAACAAATTAAAAAACAATTTGAACATTATCTTGACCCAAGACAAGTTAAAAAATTACAAGATAATCCTAATTCTTTAGTGTTAGGTGGAGAACGAAGATACTGTACTTTTTTATTTACAGATGTAAGAGGTTTTACATCTATGTCAGAAAAGTTAGAACCTGAAAAAGTAACAGAAATAATGAATAAAGCACTAACTATACAAGCAGATACTGTTAAATTTTATGATGGTATGGTAGATAAATATATTGGTGATGCAATGATGGCTATATTTAATGCACCAATAGATTTACCAAATCACGAAACTGCTGCAGTTTTATGTGCAAAAGAGATACAAGACAAAATAAAAAATGCTAATTTAGGAGTTGAAATAGGTATAGGAGTAAATACTGGATATGCTGTTATAGGTAATATGGGTAGCGAAACTAGATTTGATTATACTGCTATAGGAGATGCTGTAAATTTAGCTGCAAGATTAGAAAGCTCTACAAAAGAAGTTGGAGAAGATATAATTATAGGGCATTTAACAGAAAAAAATTGTGATATAGATTTAAAATTATTAAAACCAATATCTGTAAAAGGAAAACAAAAAAAAATAACTATATACACATGGAAATAAAATTAAAACTAAAAATAATTTTAAATTGGTTTTTAAGTTTATTTAGAACTAGATATAAAGTAACTGTATCTTTTAATAAAGAATATGGCGATTCTGATGATAGAAATTATGTTGCAAAAAAAATTTTAATTCAAAAAGAAAAACATTTAAAATTTAGAAATGAAGAAAACAAAATTGTAGAATATAGAAGTGCAGCAGGTTTAAATTACATTATAGAGGATATGTAATGCAACAAGTATTAATAGGAATTATTTTAGTTTTAAGTTTTGGAAGTTATTGGCTATATCAAGAAAATATAACTTTAAAAGCTAATAATAAAACATTAGAAAATGCTATTGCTACACAAGAAGAAGCTATTAAATCATTACAAAATGATTTTGAATTGCAAACAAAACAAATGAATGAATTATCTATTAAAAGTCAAGCAGCACAAAGAGAATTAAATAGATATACTCAATTTTTACAAAATTATGAGCTTTCTGCAAAAATACTGGCAGACCCAGTAGAAATGCAAAGGAAAATAAATAATGGAACTAAACACATCATGGAAGATATTGAGAAACTCAGCGACACAGTTGATAATCTTGATGATGGTTTGCAGTTGCAGTCTGATTCCAACTAAACAGATTGAAGTAACAGCTAAACCAATAGATAGGAAAATAGTACAACCTATTATGCCTAGAGAAATAAATTTAAAAGAACCTATGTGGATTGTAGTTACACCTGATAACTATGAAGAACAATTAGCATTTATAGAAGAACAAGAAGGAGAGTTAATTTTTCTAGCTATGACAATTCCTGATTATGAAGTCATGGCATATAATATGCAAGAAATAAAACGCTACATAACAGAATTAAAAGATGTTGTTGTGTATTATAGAAAAGTTACTACAAAACCAGAGGAAAATTAATATGAATATTTCACAAGAAGGTTTATCTTTAATTAAAAAATTTGAAGGTTGTGAGCTTGAAGCTTATAAATGTGCTGCAGGAGTATGGACTATAGGCTATGGTTCTACTAAAGGTGTAAAAGAAGGTGATTCTATAAATCAAGAAGATGCAGACAAATTACTTATGGCTGAAATGAAAGAATATGAAGGATATATAAATAATATGGTAGAAGTAAATTTAGAACAAAATCAATTTGATTCTTTAGTTTCTTGGGTATTTAACCTTGGTCCATCTAATTTAAAAAATTCTACTCTTTTAAAAGTTTTAAATTCTAAAGATTATCAAGGAGTTCCAGCACAAATTAGAAGATGGAATAAAGCTAATGGTAAAGTTTTAGAAGGATTAGAGCGTAGAAGATTAGCAGAATCTTTACTATTTGAAGGTAAAGAATGGCATGAGGTTTAAATATGCCATTAAGAAAATATGTATTTAGACCAGGAATAAATAAAGAAGGTACTAACTATAGTAACGAAGGTGGCTGGTTTGATGCAGACAAAGTTAGATTTCGTAAAGGTAGACCTGAAAGAATAGGTGGTTGGCAAAAACAAAGTACAAATAGTTTTATAGGCACATCAAGAAAAATTTATTCTTATAGAGCTGCTAATGGTACAAATTATATAACTTTAGGAACACATCAAAAGTTTTATGTATTAGAAGGTCAAGAGTATGCTGATATAACTCCTATTAGAAGTACAACATCTGCAGGAGATATAACATTTGCAGCAACAGATGGAAGTACAACTATTACAGCTACAGATACTTCTCATGGTGCAGTAGAAGGAGATTTTGTTACATTTAGTAGTGCTGCTAGTCTAGGTGGTAATATTACTGCTGCAGTTTTAAATCAAGAGTATCAAATAGATAGTGTTCCAACTGCTAATACATTTACCTTTACAGCTACTGCAACTGCTAATTCAAGTGATACTGGTAATGGTGGTAGTTCTACAGTTGGTACATATCAGTTAAATTCTGGATTAGATTTTTATGTAGCATCAACAGGCTGGGGTGCTGGAACATGGGGTGCAGGAACTTGGGGTTCTACAACATCTTTATCTTTTGCTAATCAACTTAGATTATGGTCAATAGATAATTTTGGAGATGATACAGTTTTAAATCCAAGAGGCGGAGGTATTTTTTATTGGGATGAATCTTCAGGCACAAGTACAAGAGCGGTAAATGCTACATCAAAAGCTGGAGCTAGTGATGTACCTACAATATGTTTACAAGTTATGGTTTCAGATTTAGATAAACATACAATAGCTTTTGGTTGTAATCCTATAGGTTCTAGTACATTAGACCCTTTATTAGTTAGATTTTCAGATACAGAAAGCATTACAGATTGGACACCAACTGCAACAAACCAAGCTGGTGGTGTGCAATTATCTATGGGTTCTACAATTATAGGAGCTTTACAAACTAGACAAGAAATACTTATTTGGACAGATGCAGGTATTATTTCTATGAGATTTGTTGGAGCACCATTTGTTTTTTCATTTACTGAAGTTGCACATGGTCCATCTTTAATATCTCCTAATGCAGCAGTTAGTGCAAATAATAGTGTTTATTTTATGGATAATGGTGGATTTTATGTTTACTCAGGTTCTGCACAAAGACTACCTTGTACAGTTTTAGATTATGTTTTAAGTGATTTAAATCAAGGACAAGCATTTAAAATATTTGGTGCTGTAAATGATAGTGCTAATGAAATTTTATGGTTTTATCCTTCTAAAAATAGCACAGAAATAGATAGATATGTTTTATATAATTATTTAGAACAAGTATGGTCTATAGGAACAACATCAGATAATTTTGTTAGAACA